TTTTCCTATGTAGCCATATTCTTTACTCATCTATACCACCTTATACAATGTAAATGTTCCACTTTCAAAAGTCCTACCACTATCAGATACAAAGTGTATTCCGTCATTTGTTTCAGCAACAGTATGCACTCCACCACCTTGATTGCCTGTAAGATGATTTGTTCCACTCCAAAAAAAAGCAGTTTCATTTGTAATAAAAGAATATTCAGAACTGTTATTGAAGTTATATAAATATAAAATACCATTATTACTTACACCTGTTGCAACATATTGAACTGTTAAATCCCATAATGTACTATTTGTATTTGCAGTATTTCCAAAAGAAGTATTTGACCTTAATTGTTTGTAAGCAATATCATATTCACTATCACTATCAGCAGTACCACTTGTTGTAACTCTTACATAAAAACCACTACCACTAGTGTTTAAAGTTACATTATTAAAAGCAACCATATACACATCATCATTATCTATGCCTGTTAAGGTAACACTAGCTACTGCACTTGTTACTGTATTAGTTGCTACTTGTAATAATCCCATTATGTATCAACCCTTAGTCCATACGTTCTAAATTTCATTTTATCTATTGTTCCACTATCTAAAAAAATTGTAAATCCTGCAATACTTGATAATTCTGTTAAAACTCCTATTGCTTTTGTAGAGGCTAAACCACTTGAGGCTTGTACACTAGCTTGTGATAATAAAAAGGTAAATGAACTTGAAGAAAAAGGATTAAATATATATAAAACATTTGCTCCATTTTCTGCCTCTGTACTTCTACCACCACCACCAATATTGTCTATGTGAGTTTGATTTGTTGTTCTATTTTCTGAAAAACTTGCATAACTTAATGCTATTAATCCTGCCGTATCATATTCGCTAGATGTAACAATACTTCCACTAGAGTTTATAAATCTTAAATTAACATTAGAGTTCGCAGAACTATCACTATCAGATATTGATATTTTATATATATCAAAATCACTACTAAATACATCAGTAACACTTGCACTTGAAACACTTGAACTAATTGTAGTTTCGTTTATTAATCTTAGGTTACTCATAACTGTTTTACTCCATAAAGTTTTAATACACTACCTACATCTTTAAAAGTATGAGATGTAAGAAATAATCTAAAAGCATTTACAGTTTCAGCAACATGGTAAACCTGCCCACCAAACCTAAATCCGTCAGTTTGATTAGTAACGTGATGAGTTAAAAAAGTAAATTTTGAACTATTACCTGCATTGTAAATATAGATATAACCATTGTATGGTACATTGACTGCGTTTTGTCCAATCCTATCAAAAGCGTCAAAATTTGTTCTTGTACTTTCACCAAAACTTCCTGCAGTTGTCATTGTTTGAATAGCACTATCATATTGACTAGTGCTTTCAAAACTACTTCCCCCGTCATTTGATACTCTTGCTCTTATAGTGTCTAAACCACCTGTTATTTGTAAATTGAAAAATTGTAAAAAGTGAACATCATAAACATCTTCTTTTAAGTTTGTAAAATCTATTGTAGTAGGTGTAGTACCTGTTAAATCTTTTGTTTCAATAAGTTCTAAACTACCACCTAGAAATCCTTGTCGTTCTAAATCAAAGCTTTCTTGTGTAGTTAATATGCCTTTATTTTTAACCTGTTGTTTGACACTTGTAGATGTGTCGCCAATATAACCAAATGACATAGAACACCTATGTTTGTTTCAGATAGTTAATTGTAAAATCTATACTTGATGCTGCTGAACACAATCCCTGAATCTTGTCGCCTGTTGTTAGGACTACCTTTGTTTCCCAAACAAGAGTTGTTCCTGCTGGTACAGTTACATCATTGAGAAGATGTGGTGTAGTAGATCCTCCAGACTTAACAATCTCAATATCGATTGTAACATCTTGACTACTTGCATTTACATTAGCAAAGGACATGCCAATGATTGTTTCAGTTGTTGAAGATCCTACAGCATCCAAAAGGTCTGCGTTGCTAGTTCCTAAAGTTCCAACCACGCCCTCTAATACATCTGCCAATTTTCTCTTCCTTTCTTATGTAAGAGCTAAAACTAATCCTAGTGTAACTCCACCTGTAGCGTTTAGTTGTCCACTAGAAGCAGTTAAATTACTACCTGCCATAGCTGATACTAAGTCAGCTATACTTTCTTTTTTAGGATTACCACTATCGTCTGCATCTATAATAGTAATGCTATCATTAGCAACATTTACAGTTCCTGCTGTGATAGAGTTTGGATCAAAGTTCACAGTTACTGTTCCTGTTGTTCCTCCTCCACTTAGTCCTGTTCCTGCGGTAACGCCTTCAATATCACCTGTCTCAGCTGATATCCATGCCGATCCTGACCATGCTTTTATCAGGTTGTCTGTAGTATCATAGAAAATAGTCCCTTCAACTTTATTAGTAAGAGCTGAATTTGCTGCTGATTCTGAGGCAAATATAAAAACAATACTGTCCTGAATATCTTGAAATCTTGATTCGGTTACTAAGTCACCTGTTGACCAGTCAAACCATCCACCTGCTGCCATATAACTCCTTTATTTTTTTAAGTATAACTGATATTTGTATCAATTCCCAACTTTGAAACACCCAAGATCCAAGCACCAGTTTCAGCAGGAGATAAGCCAATAGCCCATGTCCAAGTCTTAGTTCTTGCATCAACACTATGCGTTATGTTTTCTATAAATAACTCGTAAGTTTCAGTTGTACCTGAAGGTGTTAAAACATTAGTTTCTACAAATGATCCTATATCTAGACCAAGTGCCTTAGCCCAAGTGTTAACATTTGTCTGTGGTCTAAATTTAAGTTGTTTGACACTTGTTTGAGGTATATCATTCTCGACAACTTTTTGTTTAGCAATACTCAAAACATCTGAGTCTTGAATATTTAGTCTTGCAGATTGTGTAAGTGAGTGAGTTCCAAATCTAGTAACAGAATCATCCGATACTGCTGTCTGTTGTGCTCCTCCAGTTCTTGTCATCAAAACAGTATTTATTATTTTTTGATCGTCATAAGTTGAAACAATATCACTGTAAGGTATATCACTACCACCCTGACCAAAAGTTGCAGATGGAGTTGTTGTGTTTGTCAATCTAAAGTTTCTATCTCTAAAAGTAGCATTGCCATTTGCTGCTATAAAAAAAGTACCATTCTCAGCCTGTTCAACTTTTTGAATTGCTTTTAAGAGAGTATCTGTTGTGGCTTGTGTTTGTACCTGTAACTGCCCTGTTGATATAGCTTGATCTGTATATCCAAATGAATTAAGAATATTTGTGACTCTAATAGATGAAAGCTCTTGTGATTGTCCAAAAGCTAATCTTGTAGTTTGTCCTAATAAAGAAACTCCTAATTTCCATCCAATAGAATCAAGTGTTGCATTATTTAGTAATTTAAAGAGATCTCCTGCTCTTATGTTTACAACTGAATCAGATCCCTGTAATCCATACTTGACTGGAAAGCTCTCTACAAATCCAACAAATAAAATATACGTTGTACCACTATATGATGCTTTTATTCTTACTCTTTTAAGTGGTTGTACTTTTGTCCTTCCTGCTGATGAATCAAAAAAATGTGTTGTTTGATTTGGCGAGAATCTATTATCAGAATTATCTAGCTGTATCAATGCTGTGCCTGTTTGAAAATTTACTAAGTTTGACGCTCTACCTCTTGTTATTTTAAAACCTCTTAAAAAAGCTGAAACATCAGTGTAAGTTTGTGAACTATCTAGAGGATCTGAGTCAAAGGCAATTTCACAAGTAATATTTACATTTGAATCAAATGCTACCGACATTATTGAATCCTAGCTAATAACTCTGAAAAGAATCCTGAACGATCTTCGTTTCTTTGATTACTCTCAGCAACAAAACTGTCGATTGTCTCTTCGCCAATTTGAACAGTAACTTGTGGTGCTGATGCAGCTAGTGACATCAATCTTTGGTCTGCGAGTATGGTCGATGTGTCTGGAATTGTTGGAGTAGCAGCAGGTGTGAATGAAGTTCGCGGTATATTTCCTCTTGATTGAGCATCTGCTAATCTTTCAGCTGCATCTGCCATCCGACCTAATTCTCTGGCTCTGTCATCAAGACCTTGAAGTTTTGCTAATTTGGATAAATTATCTAGGTTTGCTGCTAAAAAAGGATTGAGCATATCATTTGCAATTAGTAATTCCATAAACTCGTTATCTACACTCAAAGCTTTAAAAATTTCACTAGCTTCATTTAATTTAATAAATTGATCGACATTTTTTTCAAAAGCCTCTGTTGTTTCATCCACTTTTGTTTTTAATGAATCTTCTATATCTGCTAATTCTGATTTAGCATCTCTGAGTTCCTCTGATTCTCTTGTAAGCTCAAATTCAACAAGTCTTAGTTTTTCTGTTGCTACAGCTAACTCTTCACTGACATTGACACCTTTTTCTTGAAAAAATAACAATTCTTGTATTTGTGCTTGAAGTTCTTTCTTTTGTAATCTTTCCTCAGCAGTCGCTAGTGCCTCAGTTCTTTGTGCTTCAGTAACTCTTTCTTTTGCATCTTTCAGCTCATCTTCCGCACTTGTCAAATCTTCGTCAGCTGCATTCAAAATACCAACTAACTCTAAATAAGTTTTAAGTTGAGGTATTGATTTCTTTTGTAATTGTGTGTCAAACTTTTCAAAAGCTACTCTTTGAAGGTTTGTTTCATTTCTAGATTTTCTTTTCTCTCGATTTAAAAGTGCCTCTTTTATAATTCTATCTGTTGTTAACATACCTGCTGCTGCTTGTAACTCGTTAAACTTTCTTTGCTCGTCTGCTAGTTCTTTAAAGTTTTTTATAAAAAAGATAAGTCCTTCATCTAGATCGTTAAATCTATCTAAGGCTAAAACAAGATCTATTACAGTTGTAGCTGCTAATCCAAAACCCTCAATCAAACTAGGTGCAATATCTTGAACTAACTCTCTAAACTTAGGAAGTAAGACTTCCAAAGCAGGAATCAACTCTTTACCTATATCCTCTCTTAGAGTTCTTAGCTCTGCACCAACAGCTCTTGATTGGTTTGCAAATGATGTGAATGTCCTGTCAAGATCACCAATTTGAACAGCTGCTTTTTCATTTATAAGTGTTAAGGTAGCAAGAGCCTTTTCTTGTTTTGTCAACGCTTCTGCTGTTGTCTTTGAAGTTTCCTCTAAGGCTTTTGTATTAACCTCACTTGATAAAATTGCGATACCATAAGTCTTGAGTGCCTCATTCTCACCGAGAAGAGCAGATTGAAACGCACGAAGTACAGGCTCTGCACCTGCACTAATATTAGAGAAAGATGCAACGTCAGCTGCTATTTTTGTTAACTCGATTGCTAAATCAGCTGACTCTTCTTGTGTAAATCCTATACCCTGAGCAACCGCACCAAGAGTAGCTTGTAATTGTTGTGCCTCTCCAACAGTTAGACCAGCTTTATTTGCAAAGTCTTCTAAAAATCTTGTTGCCCTTTCAGCTGCTGATCCAAAGGTAGTGCCAAATGCTGCTGCTGCTTCATCTGCTGCAACTGAAGCTTCAACAGCAGATTTAGAAAAATCAAAGAGTGCTTTTGTAGCAAATATCGCTCCACCTGCAATAGCTGTCTTTCTAAGTGCAGACATACTATCACTCATTTTTCGATTTGTTTTTTCAGATTTATTTATCTGATCATCAAGATCTCTTGCACCTTTTTCAATCTTATCAAGTTCTGCTGCCACTTTATTGACACCGACCATCTTGATAAACATTTCAAGTGTTGCACTTGCCATATTACCTTCCTAGCTTTGACCTAGCCCTCTGCTCTGTTAGAGCTAACTCTTCTTTTTTATTCTTATCTATAAAGTATAACTTCCACATCTCAAATTCTCGAACTGACATGTTTTTACGAAGTTGATCTACAGTCATCCCAAGTTCTAGAGCCAATCTAAACTCAAAAATTACCTCATGATTGTTCTGGAAACTTATCGGCTATCTCAGCCTGATCCTCCTTTGTCCAAGCCATGCATTGATAAATACCTATTAAGATTTTATCTATTACCATAGGTGTTGCTTTTGCATAGAATTTGTTGACATCATCAAGTGATTCTAAAGCAGGATCTTTTAGACCTTTGAGAAGTAAGTTTTTCTCAAAAAGTACATCATCACGCACACCATCCTCATTTTCAGATAGTTCATTGATTTCTACTGTGTCTGCTTTGGTAAGTCCCTGTACAATTACAGTTGCATCCCACATTTCAAGTTCAATCTCTTTTTCAGGTAGTTGTGGTGCGTTAGATATATCATCTAACTTCAATCTTTTCATATAGACTCCTTTTTATAATTTATCTATATTTTAAGCTGTACCTTCTGTTATGTCCCCAGTTAATTGGAAATTCGCTGAAAATCCCACTGCACCAGATATATCAGGACTTCTGTCGTAAGATGTCAATATTGCCTTACCACTAGCCTTTGGATTGCCTCCAGTTGTTCCTATCGGATAGAACTCAAAGTCAACCTCAGATCCTAATATTCCAGTTAGATAGCCATTGACTGTACTGTCAAAGCTACCTGTGAGAGTGATTGTCCCATCTTTTAGCCCAGACACAAATGCCTTAGAGCTATTAGAGAAGGCACTAACCTCAGCAACATCAGCAGTTCTTGATACTGTTACATCTGTTAAAACATTAGAAACGTCTCTAATTGTTCCGCCAGAGTCATCAAATTTAAACGCTGCACTTTTTCCATGTGTAAATGTTGGCATTACTCTCCTTTACTATTATCCCTGTCCAAAACTGATTGCTACAGTAAAACTCGGATTTGTGCCTCCGATAGTTAATACTGCTCGTGCATACCGAGCTGGATTGCTGCTACTTGTTTTATATTCTGATCCCACTGCTGTTTTTTGACTAAAAGTTATATAGTCAGAAAATGAAGCGTTGTCAGAACTTGTTTGAATTTTTGCATCTAATGTTGGTGACGTGCCACTTACAGAAGTAACGTGTAAAACTGCTCCGCCTCCATTTGTACCTGCTGCTGCATAATCAACTGATGTTTGATTGGTTGTAGAAGTAAATGCAGCAGGAGCAACTAGTGAATTTCCATCGAAGCTATCTGTATCAAACTGAAATGCAACCGCAGCTGCTACGACAGATCCAACGTCTGCTGATCTATCGTAAGTAGTCTCGATAACTTTACCAAGAGTCACAGGATTGCCTCTAGTGTATCCAATAGGTGCAACAGAAAAAGCAGATCCTGATCCACCTAACTGTGCTAAATACTCTGCGTCACTATCTGGACTTGATGTTTCAAAAAAGCCTGATGCAGTAACTGTTCCATCCTTTAGACCTGCAATATATGTCTTACTTGATGTTGAAAAGGTGGATGTTTCTACTACATCGGAAGTTAGTGAAAAAGACACGTCAGTCAATGTATTAGATAAATTTGTGTTATCAAGTATTACAACTGCATCTTTTCCGTGTGTAAACGTTGGCATTATTCAGTTACCTCCCAAGCCTCGTTTTCAGGAGTTGTAGGATCGTCTGCTTTAAAACTCCCATCTTCATTTCGAGCTCTTTTTTTAGTTGATTTATTTTTCTTTGCACTATCAAATTTTACTGCTGCTTTATTCTTTATCAAACTCTTGGCTATTTTGTCTG